GAAGGTCACGAAAAAGCTGTTGAGGTTGCTAAGAGGAACCTATTCGATGGAGAATAATATGAATTGGATTAGTGTTAAATCAAGAAAACCAAAACCAGAAGATAGCCCAATTTTAGCTCTAGATACTTTATCACATTTCTCTATCATGGCTTTACAATATATATTAGACGGTTGGGACGGACCAGGTTGGTATGGTGCTTGCCGAGAATATGCAATGGGGTTGAATGAAGATGAAGCTCATTATCATGAATTTGGAAATATGATTTATTGGATGCCCATGCCTAAACCTCCTCAGGAAAAAAATGAGTAAGCCATTTGGTAGATTGAGCGAAGTACAAGCTAACAGCTGTAGTGAAATTGGTCTTAAGATTTATAAAGAATTATGTAAGAGATTTCCAGAAAGGAATATAGAAAATCTCGATTCGATTATGAATAGCTTAACGGCTGCTCTTGTTTATTTGGTTAGAGAAAATGTACCAAAAGATAACAGAAAATATATGATTCATGGGAACCTCTTGACATGTATTATTTTTCAAATTTAAATTTTACATAAAAATTTATTTTATATATTTTAAAATTTAAAGTTTTTCACTTTAGGCAACATATTCTTGATAAAATTTTCCTTGCCATATATATTAAAATTTAAAATTGAGGATTAGACGATGATGCAGATGGCATTGATGGTACTGAAGGCGCTGGCGATTGTGGTTGCGGTGCTAATTTGTTTTCTTGGGTTTCTGCTGCTTTGGATGCTGCCCTGTCCTCTTGTTGCCCTTCCAATTCCCTAAGTAGCGCTAATTTAGCCTGAATATTAGTAATATCCATTTGATCAAGCTCTTTCATTGCTTTAATAAGGTTTAAGACCCCTGCTGTCTTCTCTTCCTCTGCACGTGAACTTCTTTCTGCGTGTAAAGCTTGATCTAATCCAATTCTGGCTTCACGCTCATAAGCAAGTGATCGATCTGACATAGCTTTAGATTGCGTCGCTTCTGTATCAACCACCTGCTGCTCCATCGCCATTTGAGTTTGTAGCTGTTGAATTTGAGCAGCCTGTTGAGCCTGGGCAGTAATTCTGTCTGTAATTTTCTTCTTATCATGAAGATTGCTTGATTGAATGAGTTCTTCATCAGTAATATTAACGCCCATGGCTCTAAGAGCAGAACGTTGAACGAATTCAGTTTGTTGTTGAGTATCAGTAAGAATCCCCTCTTCAATAACAACGTCGTACTTCGCAAAAGTTTTGCTATAAAACTCATCTGTTGGCTTCTTTTTGGTGATAAGTTGAATCTTTTCTGGGCTGTAATTAAGCTGAATCAGCTTCATCACCTTCTTTCCTAAAAGCTTTTGAGATTCTCGAAGGCCGTCAAAAATGTCTTGAAGGTTAACGAGTCCGGCAGATTGACGCATTTTGGACAAAATTCCAGCTGTTTCAACCTTTTCATTCTCAGACATCCCAAAAAGTTCAGAATTGACCCCTGCAATTTCCATGATATCTTTTTCGAATTCTGCTTCTAATTGGAACAAGGAAGCTGGAATATTTGGAGGATCTAATCTTTGAATATCTGCCAAGGTTGCATCTGGCTTTAAAAAGATAACTTGGCCCTGTCCTGATTTATAAAGAGATGTAGGATTGCTTACCGCATTTGTCTTGGCTATCCATCCAGAGTTAAGTTGATTATCAACAATGTCAACCATCTTTGAACGTCGTTTATTGAGCTCTGTCTGAGGATCTCTGACGATCCTGACGAGCGATTGACATTTCCACGTCCAAAGATCGTATGAGGGCTCCCATATGCACATGAAAGGTACGAAGGGGAAATCATTAAGTCCGAAGGGATCTTTTCCATAGTGCAATAATTCTCCTTCTACTATAATTCCAAGTTCAACTGATTAAACAGGTTTACGAATGACTTCAATTTGAGGAAAAGCTTGGCGATAAAGGAATAGTCTCTTGCGATCCCCGTCCCATTCACGAGTTTCGCCAGTGATCATGTCGACAAGGACATCTTTAGTCTCCCACTTGGTGCGCCAGTACTCGGTGTAATTCATAAGTTTCTGCATGCCCCATTGTCTGGCATAAGGCATGTAAGTAAATTTATCATCGCGACTGCCCCACGGAAGAGCATTAATCACGTCTGTTTTATCTGGAATAAGGGAACATACTTCAGTTCTAGATAAGAACTTTCGTCTAGCTACGAAGGAACAATCTGACAAATCTTTTTTTGTAAAAAACGGGTCCATGATCACTGCGTTCCAGTCATCTCTATGGAAACGGATATCCCCGTTAACCGGGTCGTTTCTGTAATCCACCCAAGGAGAAAGGAACGAAAGTCCAGTAGTTAAAGCACCCTTAAATGCATCACTAATGGCTTCATAACCATCGGCTGATTGCATCACGAATTGCATCGTGTCTGAAAGCATCTCAGCCGTTTCATCTGAAGAATTTTCTATAGGCCTTACAACGCTCGACAATCGATTTTTACGCTGGTATCCCTGTACTAGGTTTATGATACGTCTGATCTTGTTGTAGGTAAAGCTAGAGCGTCTCTGATTGTTTAAATATGCGAGCTCCTCAAGGCTCCACTGATTCCCTAGATAATAAGACAAGTCTTTATAGGCTTCTGCGTAGTAGGTATTCCAGAGTTGATAAGCCCGTTCGTAAGATTCGCCAAAGTCTTTGATCACATCTAAGTGCTGTTCAAGCCTTCGATCACTCTTCATGTTCTTCTTAAAATCGTGTAAAAAATCTTGAGAATCTTGAGAATGGGAATAATCAGACATCGGACTTGACATTTTTTACCCTTGTAGTATATTTTTTATTATATACTTAAAATTTTATATATAATAAAAAAACGGCAAAAAAACAATTAAAATTCGTTGAGAGAAAGTGAAAAACTACTTGATTAAAGAAGCGGGAATAGATAAGGTAGGATTTACATTGGGACTGGCATTTTGAGCTTCATCTACCACGTCACTCGCTCTGCCTTCAGTGTGAACCATATTGATGGAATATGTGCATGCATCGCATAAAAAAAGCATCAATAAACAAAAGAATGTACCCATGATTAACCCTTATTTGAACTTGGAGGTGGCGGATTTTGACGCGCTGGAAACTGAATACGAGGAAATGGCACAAAAGGGCTTTGCACTCCAATGGGGCTCATTGGTGATCTTGGCACAGGAGATGGAGGTATTTGAATTTGCACTGTGCCTTTACTCATAATATGTCTAGCTCCTTTCTGCTATCTTCATAATCTTCGTCTCTGCCCCCGTATTCATAGAAGCATTCTTGACAATATCTTAATGTCATGCCACATGAAACATGTTCCACTATCCTATAATAATAAATCTCTTTGGATAGACAAATAGAACACTCCATATCTTTTAAATATTCTTGATCCACTTCAAATGGAATATCTTCCATATCAAGTACGCACTGGGTTTGTAATTAATCCTCTAAAGTATTGATCAGGCACAGCATTAGGAAATCAGGTTGCGTTTTTTGATAAATTAAGAAATAAAATTGATTATGATCAATGGACTGAATTGCGGCTGAATCGTGAATACAGCATTATCAAACAAGAGAACTTCGGCAAATATTGGGTAAGCACAGTTTGGATTGGAATGAATGTTGGCTATTCTTCAGATGGAATGGACATGATTTTTGAAACCATGATTTTTGATAAAATCAAAAAAGATAACTTGGCCCATATCTATCAATATAGCTATTCTACTGAAATTGAAGCTTTAGAAGGTCACGAAAAAGCTGTTGAGGTTGCTAAGAGGAACCTATTCGATGGAGAATAATATGAATTGGATTAGTGTTAAATCAAGAAAACCAAAACCAGAAGATAGCCCAATTTTAGCTCTA